GTTTGTCGAGGGCATTGCGCACTGTGTTGAGCAGACGATTTAAATCGGGCGGTTTAGAAATATAATCATAAGCCCCCAGACGCATAGCATTTACGGCGGTTTCTAAGTCGCCGTGACCTGAAATCATCACAAAAGGAACTTCTGGTTTTATCTTTTTAGCCTCGGTGAGCACCTCCAATCCGTCCATTTTAGGCATTTTGATATCGCACAACACCAAGTCGTAATCGTCTTTTTTCAGTTTTTCTAAACCTTCTATACCGTCCGAAGCCTCAAAGACCTCGTATTCTTTACTTTCTTCTTGCAATATCTTAGAAAGTACCCGCCGTATAGCCGATTCATCTTCTATAATAAGTATTTTTGTCATATTGTTAATGTGTCAGTTTATTGATTTGTCAATTTGCCAATTGGCTAATCAGTTTGCAAAAATAATAAAAAAATAAAAAACTCCTGACATTGTGTCAAGAGTTTTTCTTTTTAATTATGAAAAAGTGATTTTAAAATGGACGCTATTAGTTAGCTTTAAAAGTACTTTTAAAGTTGTTTTGATAGTTTTGAAACTCTTGCTGGGTAGTGATTTTCTTATAGTCGTTAGTAGCAAATAGTTTTAAATACACTTCTAACTGCGAAGGTGTCATATAGCTAGCTATGCTGGTTATTAGGTCAGCATTTTCATCTAAGAATAGCATAGTAGGGTAAGCCTGCACCTGTAGGTAGTTAGTAAAAGGGTGAATTGAGTTTCTACGGTCTGCCAAAGCTGGGTCATAACCTTTGTTTTCAAAACGTTGTCCTTTGTAGTTTACCACTTCATTACCTTCACCGTTAAATTTCACCGCATAGTAATTATCGTTTACGTATTTTGCTAAATCTTTGTTAGCAAAAGTGTTGTTAGACAACATCTTACAAGGGCCACACCAGCTGGTGTATACATCTATAAATATTTTTTTAGGTTTCTTCTTTTGGGCTGCAATAGCTTGGTCAAAAGTCATCCATTTAATTTCTTGAGCTTCAAGAGTAATAGTGGCTGCAAACAAAAGCACCACCATAGCGATAAGTTTTTTTGTCATAAGGTACTTGTATTAATAACATTTATTCTTGCATAAACGCACCAAAAACTGTGCCAAATTTTACTGCGTCTTCGTTAGTACAGAACTGCATCTCGATGGGCAGGTAGTATAACCCGTCCCAGCTTTGCTCAAACCGCACATAGTCTTTCTCGGTAGTCAGTACACGCAAGCCTTGCAGTTGTTGCAGTTCTTTATCAGTAAAATGATGATGGTCAGGAAAGGCTATATGCTGAAAGTCAGCACCTTTCTTATTTAGGAAATCTAATAACGGCTGCGGATTGGCGATGCCAGTTACTAAGGTAAAAGGTTGTTGTATAAACACTTCTAACGGACTTTCGCCTGCTGCCGAATACACTTGCTCACTATAGGCTATAGTAGCAAAAACAATAGGAGTTTGCGGGGAGGTCTTTTTCTGCAACTGTGCCACAATACGTTCGCGCTCAGCAGCAGATAGATCGGGTGGACATTTAGTTACTACCACTATATCGGCTTGCTGCACACGGCTCACCACATCGCGAAGTCGCCCCACAGGTAGTAGCCAATCGTCAGTAAATAGCTGCCCGTAAGCTGTTAGTACTATATTTTTAGTCGCTTTTACAGGGCGATGCTGAAAAGCATCATCTAAGATAACCACTGTAGGCGGGGTTGGCAATTGCAACAGCTGCCGCATCCCCTCTACCCTATCTCCACAAACAGCTAAAATAATATCTTTATGAAATTTTTGCCAGAACTGGAAAGGCTCATCACCTAAATCGGCTACCTTAGCCTGTGCATCAGCTAACACAAAGCCTTTCGTCTTGCGCTTATACCCTCTACTGAGCACTGCCACACGACACTTAGGGTGCAACTGCCTAACCAAGTATTCCACCATCGGACTCTTGCCAGTACCCCCTACCGCTACATTACCTACGCAGATAGTTGGCACTGCAAAAGTATATTCTTTAAAAATGCCCGTATTATAGCACCAATGCCGCAAGCGCACTATCGCGCCATAAAGAAGCGCAAAAGGGAAAAGTAAAAACGATAAGTATCGCATTGTTATTCGTAGTTAAAATAAAAGTTTTATTTGCTATTTTATAAATTGATATAAAAACATAATAAAATAAAGGGGGCAAGTGTGGTTTTTATATGTTTTTGACGACAAAGATTAAAAATATTTCAATCTTTCTTACCACTGTACTTACCCTTTTTTGTATCTTTGCCGAAAATTATCGGATTATGTTTTTCTATCTAAAAGAGCCTAACGGTGACAAAGATACAATAATTATCATTCAGTACTACATCTCAGATGAAAAAAAAATATTTAAATACTCTACTGGGGAGGTAATTAATCCTATAGATTGGGATTTTAACGCTCGTATGCCAAAAAGTCGCAAAGGGGCTGATGGGGTGCGTTTGCGTAAAATAACCACCTATATTATGCAGTACAACGATTTATTGGTGACGCTTATTGATAACTTTAAATTGAATGGAGAAAAGATTACGCGGGATAAACTTAAAAAGGCTTTTGATGGCAGGTTTAAACCTGAAAAATCAAACGGTTTTGAGTATCTTACTGATTTTATAACTGATTTTATTTCTTCTATCAAAGGAACAATTAATAAGAATACAGGAAGAGAGTACAGCCAGTCTCGAATATATCTTTATAACCAATCTTGTAATGCTTTGATTAATTTTGAAAATTACGCTAATAAACGTATTAAAATTAATGAATACGATGCACAACTAAACGATGAGTTTGTAACGTTCTGTATAAATATACAAAAATATTCTGCTAATAGTGTTGGAGCATTTGTGTCTGTATTAAAAATATTTTTGCAAAAAGCAAAAGAAAGAGGACATACGATTGCTGATGATTTGAGTTCTTTCACTAAAACAAAGGAGGAAAGTATATCGGTAGCGTTGTCGGAAGATGAGATTGAAAGGCTGATTGCTTTTGATTTTTCTTATGACAGAAAATTAGAAAATGCACGTGATTTGATGATTTTAGGGTTGTGGACGGGGCTGAGGGTATCGGATGTAATGGCTTTGCCTGTAATTGACCCTGATAGTAAGTTTATTGAGGTGGAGCCTATGAAGACTCGGAATACTTCGGGAGCGAAGGTTGTTATACCGCTTCACCATCATATTAAGGAGATGATAAGAAAGAGAGGAATGCCTAAACCTATTATTGAGTGTAGTTTTAATAAGTTTATAAAAGAGGTTTGCAAGGCTGTAGGTTTTAATGATGATGTTGAGGGTATGCTGATGAACCCTAAAACAAAAAGAAAAGAGAGAGGGGTATTTAAGAAATGGCAGCTAATAAGTTCGCATACTTGCAGGCGTTCGTTTGCAACTAACTTATATCTGATGAATTTTCCAACGCTTTCAATAATGAAGATTACGGGGCACTCAACGGAAGCGAGTTTTTTAAAATATATTAAGGTTACGCCTAAGGAACACGCTGAAAAACTGTTAGCACATTGGGAGGCGTATTATAAAGAAAAAGCACCTAATTAGGTGCTTTTCTTAGTTACTTAAACATTTCCAACGCTTCATCTACCTCGTGCCTTTTGTATATGAAGAATGATACGGGGGAGTTGGTAGAATGCGGGGTATGGTATAAAAAAAGTTGAAAAATTTTTGTAAAAAAGTTTGCATAATTAAAACTTTTGCCGTATCTTTGCATCGTTAAATAATAAGACAGCGGGCGACTGGATAAAGATTGCCGAAAAGAAAATGAATACATTTGATAAAGTAAAACAGATTGCAGAGGCTAACAAAGAGGGGTTCACTATTTCACTGTTAGATTTTCAAACTCCTAAAAAGGGCTATTGTGTAGCAATGAAGATGACACAAGATAGTTTTGGAGATGAAGGACTTAAAAGAGTGATTGAGATTGCAAAGCAAAGTACCTATGTAGTGGGAGGTTGGTATGATAATCAGAGCAAGCGATTTTATTACGACTGTGTAATGATAGTAGAAGAGTTGCAAGCAGCACTATCACTGGGAAGGGCAAATGAGCAGTTAGCTATATTCGATATAGGGAATGCAAATGTAATTGAGTTGTAACAATGATAAGGGGAGGTAAAACTCCTCCCCTTTCTTTAAAATAATAGTAATATGAACATAATAAAAGCAGTACATAAGATTAAGGATTTGCTATCAGTAGAGCAGTTGGAAAGGTTGGAGCAAATGGCATTGCAGTATCAGCGGTATGCGCGGATATTCTTTAAAATAATGGCTCTTAATAAAGAAAAAAATGAACTTGTGATTGCGGTATGGCAGGAACGCAGTCCGGCTGATAATTACTTAGACGAGGCGGCATTGATGGAACGTGCACGGGGACTTTTTGCGCCTTTGTTTGAGGGCTGGGACTTGAGGATTGGAGCAACAAAATACATAGAGGCTCCTGCTCAGGTGGTAACGCCGGAATGGATACAGGAGAGAATGAACCGCTATAAGGTAGGTAATAAGCAACTGGTAAAAGATTTGGGGCTGGCAAAGGCGGAGATTTCAGCACTGGTGAACGGACATAGGGAGATGGGAATACGAACGAAGGGTCTGTTTTATTATTACTTTAAGAGCCTCGCTAATAATTAATGACACTAAAAAAACACCTATTGCAGTAGGTGTTTTTTTTGCACGCTATTTTAGCGTGCTTTTTTTGTCTAAAAAATGAAATACAAATAATTAAGAATGCAAGCGTATCACATTGCAAATGTAGGTATTACTTACATAAATGACTGCTAACATAAATTAGCAACACGCTGCTGCCTTTATCATTAATTTTGCAAATGTAATGAAACAAAATGCAATGAAAAAGTATCAGTTTAGGGCAAATCCGGAGTATAACCAAGCGAGCGCGCAACAGATTGACGCTGAAAAAGGCGTTATATATGGTGTTGTATTGGCTCAAAAGGGATTGAATAAGAATGGGACGTACTTTTCGGAACGTTTTCTAAATGAATTGAAGGATAAAGGCGAGGAGCGCGGCTACATTAAGGCACGCTTTGGGCATCCTACGATGTGTAATAACTCGTTAGGCTCTTACATTGGCAGGTATAAGAATTTTAAGGTAGAGGACGAAAAACTTTTTGGCGACTTGTATCTGGACGACATTACAAAAGATACGAACGTGGAGGGGCGTGGCATTACGATGTATGATTACATTATGCGAATGGCACAAAGCAACTCGGATATGTTTGGTAATTCGATTGTGATTTTAGCAAATTACGTAATTGAAGAGTACGAGGAGGGCGGGGAAAAGAAAGAGGCTGATGGGCACGAACTTGTGGAATGGATTTCATCGGACTTGGTGGATGACCCTGCGGCTACTGATAGTCTTTTTCATTCAGCAGATGATTTGGGGGTGAAAATCACGGATTTTTTGGACGAAAACCCTCAAATATTTGAGATTTTAGAGAAAGAACCTAAGATATTAGGGGATTTTTTTAGCCGTTACGAGGCTTATTTGGGTAGAAAAAACAATAAGAAGAATATGAAAAAAGGTGTTTTTGCACGTGCCTTAGTGGCAATGTTTGGTAAATCATTATTTGATGTGGATTTGACGCTGGCAAATGGTGATATTATCACGGTAGAAACAGAGGCTGAAGAGCCTGCTGTAGGAGATAAGGTGAAGCAAAAGACGGACGGAGGCGAGGATGCTGATAAGCCGCTTGCTGATGGCGATTATTTGCTGAAAGACGAACGTACCCTTGTAGTTGAAGGGGGTGTGATAAAGGAGATTAAGGAAAAAGAAACTCCTAAAGACGAGGGTAAAGAGTCTGACAAGGGAGCGAGTGCTGATGATGAATTTGCACAAGCGGTAATGGAAGGCTTCAATACGTTGGCTGAAAAAATTACTGCAATGGAAAAGAGATTTGCAAGAATTGAGAAAACGCAAAGCAAATTTGAAGTGAAAGACGAGGGCAGCGTAAGTAATGCAACTGCTGAGGGTAGTAAGAAAAAATTCAGCATCGAGGATATAAAGGCGAGAAAGGAGTCTTACAAAAAGTAATGTAAAAAAATAAGGTGAATTATGGCACAAACGAAATTAAAAGATTTTATCAAAGAGCAGGAGCGCACTAAGGAGTATATCAAGGATATTAAGGACTTGGTGGAGGAGCGTTCGCTGGGTATGGCTGACACTAAGGCAGCGATGACCATTGTAGAGGGCGTTACAACTGAAACTGAATATGGTTACTATGGGGCTGTAGAGGGTGTAACGCGTAAGGATACTGGTTGCGGTATGGAACCCACTCCTTTTGATGTGCCAGTACGTACGGGCTGGTGGAAACCTGTATCGTTGAGGGCTACTATATCAGAATGTTATAGTACGCTTGAGAACTCATTCCTGCAATGGGCAAGAGTGAAGGGTATTAAGAAATTGCAAATTCAGGACACAGATTTTGTAAACTTCTTAGCAGAACGATTTGGGAACGCTATACAAGCGGACTTTAATAAGTTTGCTTTCTTTGGAAACACTCAAGCGAGCAATGTAGGTTCGGGCAGTGGTAGTGAGAATTTGAAAACAGGGGTAGCAAAAGAGAACTACAACGCTATAGATGGTTTATACACTCAATTCTTGAAGATGGTAACTACTGACACGAGTAAGCGTGTAACAATTGCAGAGAATGCTCAGACGACTTTTGCAGCACAAAAAGCGTTAGCAAGGGATACAGCATTTAATGCTTTTACAGCACTTTTGGACGCTGCAGACCCTTTAACCTTTGCACAAGGAGCGCAGCCTATATTCTTGGCTACTCACTCGATGGTAACGAACCTATCGAGGTACTTAAGAAGTGAGTACAAGAACGAACTAACGCTTACTAAGATGGAGGGCGGTTATGAGGTAGCAGAGTTTGAAGGCGTGCCTATTGTAACGCATCGCTGGTTTGATGAGATTATCCGTAGGGATTTCAGCAACGGTACTAAGTGGGATAACCCTCACCGTGTAATATTGTTGGATAAATCGGAATGCCAGTTGGGTATCGATTCTGATAGTTCTTTGAAAGATATCGAAATAGAATACATAGGCGGTAAAGATGAGCACGTGTATTTGAAGGCGGCTTACAGTATGGACTTTCAACGTGTGATTGGTACTACTGGGGCGATGGCGATTTAAGAATTAGCAAATTTGTCAATTAGCAGATTAGCAAATTTGCTAATTGACAAATTAATAAAATAACAAATTAATATTGAATTATGGCACAATGTGTTAATGTATTAAGTAAGGATTTGACCTTTGATTGTGATGATAAGGTGAAGGGTATTGAGAAGCGCATATTGCTTATCAATAGGGCTGATATTGACTTTGCTGCAACTACAATTGAGGCTGACAAAAATAAAATGAATACGCTGGTGCTGAAGAGTGGCAAAACGGGGTATTTTTTTGATAACTTCAAAGAGACACATATATCGGAGAGTATTAAGCCGGAGATTTCAGATGATGATTACAACGGCTATAAGCACTCAATAGGTATTACTGTGTATGGCAAAAGTGCTGATGATTATGCACAAATTGACCAGTTTGTAAACGGTGCGCAATTGGTTGCGGTGATTGAGCACAAAGCAAAAGGGGCAAGCAGTTTTGACGTATTAGGCTTCTTTGTAGGATTAGAAGTAACAGAGGGCGAAGGTCGTACGAATGGCGGGGCGTTTAAGTTCACTATATCTACCCCTGCTAATCAGAAAGAGCCTAATGTAGCCCTGAAGTGGCTTGAGACTGATTATGCAACTACTAAGGCTAAATTTGACAAGAAACTGGCTGATTAATTAGCAAATTAGCATACTATGATTTTCACTGAAGAAATATTAAAAGGGCTGATAAACGGTGGTTATGATAAGGCGGTGAGGGAGGACAAAGAGACCTTCATCGCCTTTTATGCTTACTTGTTTGGCAGAGATAACCTCTGTGAGAGTTGCCCTCAGAAGTTGCGCGGCTACTGGGATAGACTGTGTAATGAAGGGATTGACAAACTTAATAAAATGAATGTTATGGCAAAGAAAGAACAAAACACACAAGAAGAATTAACTAATGAGCAAATTAGTGAATTAGGAAGTGAAGTAACTCCTTCATCAGAAGGAGAACAATCGGTTAAGGAGGAAGATAGTAATGAGCCTTGCAAGTTTAGATTGCGTGCGGGTATTACTTCGTTAGCTATGGATTTTGGTAGCGGGGAGTTTTTTAACAATGATACGCTAACGAATGAGATTGCGGTACGATACCTTAAGATTAACCCTAATAGGATTGCGAACTTTGATTTGTATCCTGAGAATTGGAAAGAACTCATTAAGTAACATTATCAATTGACAATTAGCAATGGCAAGGCTGAAGGCGATAGAGTTGGCAAAAGAGGACAGGAAGACAAATAGCGAGAAGTTTAAAGGATTTCCGTATTTGGCTAACGGTCAGAATAACGATTACCCGACAATCATTGAGCAGTTGGTGGCAGGTTCGCCAACGGCTCGTGCTTGTGCAGGGGTGATTGCTGATTTTATATACGGACGGGGATTTGCATTGGAGATTGAAAGGCGTGAGCAAGCAAGGTCGCAAGGGGTCAGATTTAGAAAAGACGTGTTATTTGTGAATGATAAACGGGAGACCCCTAACGACTTGCTGAAAAAGGTATCGAGGAGCATCGCTATGCACAAAGGGGCATTCGTACACGTGAATTATAACGGCTTCTATGAGAAGACAAGCGTGCAGGTATTGCCGTATAAGAATTGCCGTCTGGGGGCTAAGGATAGCAGTAGTTATAGGGGCAAAGTGCTGGTTTATAACGACTGGGATAAGATAACGAATGCTAAGGATAAGGATAAGAGCGTGGTGGCGATTGACCGGTACGACCCTCGTCCGGAGGTGATAGAAGCACAAGTGGCAAAAGCTGGTGGTTGGGATAAGTATAAGGGGCAAGTGTTTTTCTTAAACCTTGATAGGAATGATACCTACCCGTTGGCGTGGGCTGATGTAGTGCTATTGGATTGTGAGAGTGAACGACTATCAGGGATATTTACCCGCAATGGCTTTAAGAAGGGATTTTTTGGCACTTATTCATTCGTTACGCTACCGATGGAGAGTGAGGCGGAACGTGAGGATTTTAGGAATGAACTTAAGAAGAGCATAGGCGTAGAGGCTGAACAATCGGTATTTCACTTTGAGACAGAAATGCAGGGCGATAAGCTGGAGAATAGCGTGCTTATTAAGCCTATTGAGAGCAATATCAAGGCGGATATGTTTCAGTACGCTGATGAGAAGACGGCTAACAATATTCGCAAAAGTTATGGTAATGTACCCCCTGTACTGATTGATTATGTGGAAGGCAAACTTGGTAACACTTCTGGGGAGAGCCTTAAGGAAGCACGTATTTTTATGCAAGAGCAAACGCAAGAGGAGCGACAAGATGTGCAGGAGATGTTTGAGGAGTTATTCGATGGCTTTGTAAGGGATATTTCGGCAAATGGGCTTTTTGAAATTAGCAAATTAGTAGATTAGCAAATGAAGTTATTGGTAAATAAGCAGGAATGCAGCAAGTATTTGAGCGTTTCGCTCTTCAGAAAGGAGGAGGATTTCAACCGGTTTATAAGGGAGGCGCAAATGTTTGACCTTAAAGGACTGGTTTGCGAGTCTTTTTTTCAAGATTTGACAAGCGAGACACCGGTAAGGGATTATACCTTGTTGCTTGAGGGAGGTATGTATACCTTTGAGGGCAAAAAGTACGAATTTGCAGGGTTAAAGGCGGTTTTGGCGTACTTTGCATACGCGCGGTATATATTCGTGGGGCATCAAGTTGATACGCCAATGGGGATTAAAGTGAAAGAAAATCAGGACGGGGAGACGATAAGCCAAACAGAACGGCGTGATGTGCGAACGATGTACAAGCAACAAGCTGATATGCTGTGGGAGGACTGTAAGCGATACCTTGAGAGGACTGCGTCTAATATAAGCGATTGTAATGATGGTTGTAGTGAACGTAATAGAGCATATAAATCAAGAATGAGAATGCAACTGATATGAGATGTACATTAGGATTAAAAGATATTAGTACGGATTGTGGTTATAAGCCCCTGAAGGGGGTGAAGCACAGAGTGCTAATGATTAGATATGAAGATGTAGATAGGGTTCGCAGCGTTGTAGGTTATGGTACTGCTACAGTAGACTTGTATCTGAAAGGAGGCAAAAGCGGTAGTATGTTAGAACTTCAGGAATATTATAAGATTAATGGAGTTATGCGCTATAATAGCGGGGTGTACACTCAGGAGATAACAATACGCATAGGAGACACTCGCAATACTAATGAATGTGTACAAGCGGTTAGCGCATTGAGTAATGGTACGTGGGTAATGGTTGTAGAAACTATCAATGGAATATTTGAGGTGTTAGGATTTGGGGCCGGATTGGTACTAACTTCAGCAACTCGTGATTATAACACTAATGGGGTATCTGTAACATTAAACACTCCATCAGGACTAACAGAACGACAAATGGTATTAGTGTGGGCATCAGAGGGAATTGATGGGACACAGAAGCGTAATCGTTTTGATAGCGGACTTTCGGAGAGAAAACGAAAGATATTTGATTTTTCTTTTGATAATACGTTTGAATAAAAAAATGATATGGGAAGTTTAGACAATAATATTAGACTTATAAGGAATGAAACAGTAGAGGGAGGTAATACTAAGGAACGTATCGCTGAAACTTTTGATAATATCGTTGCTGAATTAGGGAAGAAAGTAGATAAAGTAGCCGGAAAAATACTATCTTCCAACGACTTTACTAATGAATTACGTCAGAAATTAGAGGGATTGCAACAGGTAGATATATCCCTATTGCTACCTCGTGGTAATTTTACAGGTACGGCTCAAGATCTTAAGGACTTGATAGATGGGATTACTCGCATCTTACAAAGCCCCGATACCGAGTTGGACGAACTACGTGAGATAGTAGCCTATATCAAGCAAAATAAGCATATCCTTAGCACGCTTGGCATTAACAACATTGCAGGCTTAGAAGAGGCATTAGCTAATAAAGCCGACAAAGACCACAACCACGATGATAGGTACGCACCTATAACCCACCATCATAACGAGTATGCTCACCGCACACATAGGCACAACTGGGATGATATAGACGGAAAACCCAATAACCTTGCTACTACTGAGAATGTTAAAACAGCAATTGATGGGATACAAATAGGAGGAAGGAATTTAATTCTCAATAGCAAACAAAAAATAACTAAAAATGAATATGCTATTGCAAGTTTTCTTTTGTCAGAAGAACCTAAAGAAAATGAACAGGTTACTTTTACTTTAAAAGGAGAATTAGGAGCTGGGAAAAGTGGTTTTAGGTTATATAATAAGAGTGGCTATCAAGAGTTATGTATTTTACAAGATAAAGGGAATGGTATATATCAGCAAACATTTAATTGGAAAAAAGACCCTACAAACCCTCTCTTAGTTGTTATATATGTTTTTCATCAAAATGTAATTGTAAATAGCACCATAGAATGGATAAAACTTGAACGTGGAAACACTCCTACAGATTGGAGTCCTGCTCCTGAAGATTTTATTACTCCCAAAGAGGTTATGCATAAGATTACCCGCACAGGGTATGAGGTAAGTACTGATACGGTTATTCCACAAGCCCAACAGAATGATACTATCTTTGTTAAGGCGAGTTGTACGCTTGGTTTGCAGAATATAGAGCATTTAGGTAGTGTATCATTCATTAAAACATTCGATACTGGTGCAGTAACCTTTACTTGTGCAGGAAAAAACATAATATATCCTTTTGATAATACATTCAACGGGAAAAAAGGCTCTACTGCTGTGGTTAGCATTCACAATAATGACTGCTATATTCGTATTAGTAACGTTTAATTTAATTCAATATGAAAAATATATTACAAAATTTAAAAGGACAAGACAAATTAAAGCACAGCAAGTGGGGGAATATTATTCTCTTACTTACATTCACCGCATCACTAATATTTCTCAATGTATGGCAGGCATTGTGCAGTGCCTTCTTGGTGTTGTTATGCGCGGCTCTTAGCAAGGAGCTATACGACAAATACATAAAGAAAACCTTTATCGACTGGTACGATATAGTAGCCGCGTTTATCCCTTATCCCATAATTAAACATATACAGAAGCTATGAATGCAATACAATTCTTTGATTGGGGATTTGAGAATAAAAAAGCTAAGGAAAATCGTCTGAAGAAAGAATCAGATAAAATACTCAATGAACTACGCACCGCTCCTGTAGATAGAAGTTGGTACTACCGAAAAGGTGAGTATTGGTATAAATATACATATGGTGTGGTATATCACCAATCTTTTTCTTGTAAAGATATAAACGAACTTGAATATGACGAATTAGTACCATATTTTAATAGTGGAAATATTCTTTTTTTAAAAGATTGTAAAGCAAAAAAAGTTGTTTTAAATCATATTTTAGGGAAAGTAAGACAGGTAGATTTTATACCTTTTGCAAAACAAATAGAAAAAATAACAATTCCCAATTCGTTTGAAATATATAACGACGGGGCAACTGAACAAATACTTTTAAGAGAAAAAAATAATACAATGAATAATACTCTTATTAATTGTTATGCATTAGAAAAGAAAAAAATAATAGATAAAATAGTAATAGAATAAACAATGATAAACTATATATTACAAGGCTTCGGCTTCACCGGTTGGCGAGACTTTATTAACTCAAGTTTTGGGCATATTTTTTCAGTAAACTTCATAGCTGTTGATGTGGTAGTCTCAGCCTTTATAGGTTTGGTTCATTTCCTTTTTGGATTCAATCACTTATTCCTTGCAGCTTATGTGGTGCTGATACTCTTTGAGTGGATTACGGGGGTATTAGCAGCATTTAAGCGTGGTGAAGAGCACGAGAGTCGCAAATTCGGGCGTATGCTACTGAAGATACTTACTTACTTGGTGCTGATATATGTACTCCATACCTTCTCGGCTAATATTAATTTTCCAGTGTTAGGTGATTTTGAGTTCGACCCTTTTCACTGGCTGTACTGGGTGGTATTGCTTGCTATTATATGGCAGTTAGT